TTCTACAACCTGCACTCCCACTCCCACCTCTTAAAAATTGCTCACAGGGATATATATCATATTCATTTATTTATACAGGAAGTAATCCATTAACAGAACAATTGATTATAGAGAATTTACCAATTATTATATCATCAGGAATATTTGAGCTCAAATATTATCCTATAATTACTATTAATGTAAATAGTGTAACTGTAGTAATACAAACTTGTTTATATGAGGATTCATCATATTCAACTAATTTTGGTATAAGTTTTAATAATAATTTGAATACTGTAAATTTTTACAATAATAATACAAGTAATTTAACTATGATAGATACAAATAATTGCCCATTTTCTAGGGTTGGATATCAATTTCAAGGATTATCTGATATAACTATTTTACCATCATTTAAACCTTATTTTTTACAAGGAACATCATTATCAGCATGTTTTCAATATTGTTATAATTTCGACTCAGATATTTCAGGCTGGAATACAACTAATGTAACTAATATGGAAATTATGTTTGATTCTGCACAAACATTTAATCAACCTATCGGAACTTGGGATACAAGTAATGTAACAAATATGGCTAGTATGTTTATATTATCAATTACTTTTAATCAAGATATTAGCTCTTGGGATACAAGTAATGTAACAAATATGGCTAGTATGTTTCAAGAGGCATCTTCTTTTAATCAAGATATTAGCTCTTGGGATACAAGTAATGTAACAAATATGGCAAGTATGTTTTATGCTGCTTCCATATTTGATCAACCTATTGGAACTTGGGACACTGGTAATGTAACAAATATGTCTGAGATGTTTAATAATACTGTCAATTTTAATCAAGATATTAGTTCTTGGGATATAAATAATGTAACAAATATGTCTTATATGTTTTCGTCAACATCATCTTTCGATAATGGAGGAGTTCCATTAAATTGGAATACAAGTAATGTAACAGATATGTCTGGCATGTTCTCATCAGCAACTGCTTTCAATAATGGAGGAGCTGCGCTAACGTGGAATACAAGTAATGTAACAAATATGACTAATATGTTTAGTAGTGCTGTAATTTTTAATCAAGATATTAGTTCTTGGTATACAGGTAATGTGACAGATATGTCCTATATGTTCTTGTCAGCATCTGCATTTGATCAACCTATTGGTTCTTGGGATACTAGTAAGGTAACTGATATGTCTGGTATGCTCGGAGCAGGATCTGTATTTAATCAAGATATTAGTTCTTGGGATACTAGTAATGTAACAAATATGACTAATATGTTTAGTAGTGCTGTAAATTTTGATCAAAATATTACTAATTGGATTACAAATAAAGTAACAAATATGTCTGGTATGTTCTCATCAGCAACTGCTTTCAATAATGGAGGAACTGCACTAACGTGGAATACAAGTAATGTGACAGATATGTCCGCTATGTTTGATAGTGCTATAAATTTTAATCAAGATATTAGTTCTTGGGATACAGGTAATGTGACAACAATGGCAAGTATGTTCGGAGCAGCATCGTCTTTCAATAATGGAGGATTTGCGCTAATGTGGGATACAGGTAATGTGACAGATATGACTAATATGTTTTATGCTGCTATAAATTTTAATCAAGATATTAGTTCTTGGGACACAGGCAATGTGACAACAATGGCAAGTATGTTCGAATCAGCGACGGCTTTTAATAATGGAGGAACTGCGCTAACGTGGAATGATACAAGTAAGGTGACAAATATGGGAAGTATGTTCAAATCAGCATCAGCTTTTAATCAAAATATTGGATCTTGGAATACAGGTGCAGTAACAACAATGGCAAGTATGTTCAATTCAGCAACAGCTTTTAATAACGGAGGGGGGTCAGCTCCATTAAATTGGAATACAAGTGCAGTAACAACTATGATCGGTATGTTTCAATCAGCATCAGCTTTTAATCAAGATATTAGTTCTTGGGACACAGGTAATGTAACAACTATGAGCGGTATGTTCAATGCAGCTACAGCTTTTAATAATGGAGGAACTGCGCTAACGTGGAATGATACAAGTAAGGTGACAACAATGGCAGGTATGTTTCAATCAGCATCAGCTTTTAATCAAAATATTGGATCTTGGAATACAGGTAATGTAATAACAATGCTTGGTATGTTTTTAAGTGCTAGTGTTTTTAATAATGGAGGAGCATCTGGAACAGCTCCATTAAATTGGGATACAGTCAAGGTAACAACAATGGCAAATATGTTTAATGGGGCAAGTGCTTTTAATCAATCTGTCGGAAATTGGGATACAGGTGCAGTAACAACTATGAGCTTCATGTTTCGTAGCGCATCCGCTTTTAATCAAGATATTAGTTCTTGGAATACAAGTATTGTAACAACAATGTCAAATATGTTTCAATCAGCAACTGCATTTAATCAAAATATTAGTTTATTGAATACAGGTTCCGTAACAACAATGTCAAGTATGTTTAATTCAGCAACAGCTTTTAATAATGGAGGAGCTGTGCCAACGTTTAATACAAGTAATGTAACATTAATGACAAGTATGTTTCAAGGAGCAACTGCTTTTAATCAAAATCTTAATTTTTTAAATACAATTAAGGTAACATCAATGGCTAGTATGTTCCAATCAGCAACTGCTTTTAATAATGGACAAACATCTGGAACTACAGGGACAAATCCGTTAAATTGGAATACAAGTAATGTAACATCAATGTCTGGTATGTTTAATGGAGCACGAAATTTTAATCAAGCTATAAGTAATTGGGATACAAGTAAGGTAACTACAATGGCTAATATGTTTCTAGGTGTAACAACTACTGCAAATACTACAAAATTTAATAATGGACAAGCATCTGGAACAGTTCCTGGAACAGCTCAATTAAATTGGAATACAAGTAATGTAACATCAATGGCAAATATGTTCCGATATTGTATTAGTTTTAATCAAAATATAACTAAAAGTGGTTCTAACTGGGATACAAGTAAGCTAACAACACTGGCAAGTATATTTGAAGGAATAAATGGAACAACAGGTCTTCATTTATTTAATAATAGTCAGGGTCCAGGAGGAGTGACAGCTCCTATGGGATGGACATTTACTAATCCACCAACTAGCACAGCTTATAGAACAAATAGTAATTTATCGAATACTAATAAACCAGCTTCATTACCTTTATAGAAAACATTGTAAAATAATATATATTATAACTTTTAAAAAATAATATATATTGAAACTCGTAAACTTGGAACTTGTAAACTTGAATTTATGGTTTATCAATAACCACTTCTTTCACGACATTGCTAACAATTTTTTCATAATTCTTCAATTGTTCTTCCGTGCTGCTGCCAGACATGGTTTCACAGATTAGCTTATTATAGCGATCATTTTGTTTCGATTCAGGATCTCTGTATTCTGGATTCCGTTTCTGCCATTCAAAAATATTCTGGATGTTTTTGTTAGCTACTTGTTTAATTGCTTTTGTTAGTATAGGCTTATCCTCCGTTTCTTTAATCCATTGATTTTCATTTTTGACATACAATGTGCTGCGTTTCATATCACTGCAGTGAAGTGGTCGCTTACATACATCCAGCTTTTGAAGACCATTGATGAATATTTTAGAAATACCGTTAGCGTAGCCAACTCTGACAGTTTCTTCTAGATCCTTGACACTCAAAACAAGAGAATCAACAAACTCACTAATATTAAGTGCATCTTTACATGTGTCGTTCAAATATACGTTCAAATTGAAACTATTATTATTAGTATTGTTAGTTGTAATATTATTTGTTTGTGAATTTTTGGACAATTCTACTAGTTGTTTAATTAGTTCTTGGTTTTGTTCGATCAATTTCATTGTTAAATCAGTTGGTTGGATTGGTTCGTTTTGTGAATTTATATTATTAACGAATTCTTTAGTTTCGGTAAAGTCATTTGATTCAATAGGGTAGCATATTTTTTTGCCATGCCTCCATAGTCCTGCTCTGTCGTTAAATGCTTTGGAGCATATTGTGCAACAATATTTTTTGCATGTGGGCAACAACGGCGTTGTCGAATTATGCTTAATGCTTAAGACATGAATGTCGTAACTACTTTTCTTATTGGTTTTGTAGTCACATTTTTCACAGAAAAATCGAGAGCAAATTTTGGCGTTGTTTTTCGTTGTCATTCGTTGTTATATTTGCTCAATATTTAAAAATGTCCAAAAAAACAGCACTTTTTGGAAAAAAAGTATGCTCACAAATTTTTCAACAAAAAAATAAATTTTACAGCATTATGCTCACAAGTCGAAAAAAATAGGATTAATCCAAAGCTCCTTTTAGCTTTTCAAAAATGGACAAAAAAAATGTCCAAAATCGAAAAATGAATTTCCAATTTGGAACAGTAAAGTGTAGGAGTCTAGAAAATACTTATGGTAACAAAATACAAATAAAATAACTGTATTTATAACACGATACACAATCATAACACAGAAAAACTAATTTGCAGCATAAATTAGAGCAACACAATGCAACAATGCCCAAGAGATCCGACACAATGCATAAAAGAATGAAACAAATATGCCTGTTTTTGATCTTCTGAAAAGCAAAGACAATTATTTAAATATCCATAATGATACAAGAAAATAGTAGAAAGAAATGTAATCAAAATAGTTGCAGACAACAAATATTGTTTTGCAGTAAATTCATTTTTAGAATTAATATACTCTTTTAATTTTTTATAAAATAAATATCCGCCATAAAATACGATGCAATAAATAGCAATTTTATCGAGAATATTTGTTAGGAAAGTATAGCGCGAATGATGCAACAGTGATGTAACTAAAAGAGCAAAAAATAAAGAAGCATATAAATAAAAGCTGTAATAAAACGCGACTAAAACATTAATTATAAAGACAAAACTGGAATAAAAACAGGGATTATATGGGTCACAAGTGTTTGCAGGTTGGTTAAAATATTCTATTATATCTTGATACATGATATAATATAATATTTTATTGAATATTTTATAAAGATAAAGAATTTAATCAAGCTCACTATTGGCAACACGATTAATATATACAGTATAATTACTCCAAACTTCTCTGCAAGTAGGACATGTTCTTATAGCCGGACTACGCACTCTTAACCAACGTTTAAGAGCAGATTCAAGAAAATGAATATGACAATTACAACAAGTCATATATTGCTGATCTGCTAGTATTTCATCATGTGTAATATTACATACATTGCGTTCAGGATTAATAACTTGAAAAACAAAAGCGCCATTTGGAACAGGATAATTTATTTCATCATTTATTGAAGATCCTGTTGCACTTGTTGATCCAGTTGTTGATGCAGTTGCAGAGCCAACTGATCCAACTGAACCAACTGATCCTGTATAACTATTTATATAATTACCAGAAGGTCCTGTTCTGCCATAAGAAGAAGAATTAATATAATTATTCGAATTGCTATTTATAAAATAATTACCAGACATATCGATTAAACCAGGATTACGAGATGTTCTTGTAATATAATTTCCAGACATATCAAGCATTGCATAATTTGGCGGAGTTCCAACAATAGGTTGAACTGGATGATTTAATATAGAATTTTCAATGAAAGCTGGTCTGTAATCTATTCTTAATCCACCTAATCCGTTAGTTTGTTGAAGATAGTTGTAATACACATTGTGTATAACGATTTTACTCTGATCTCGGGAAAACTGAAGACACATTGTTGAATTTTCAAGTCGCGATAAATTAATAGCTCCTGAAAATGTATTTATGCCTTTGTCTAAAAAATCATTGTGATCATTGAAAGGCATATAAAGTAAATTGTTAGATAATTTTACACATGCATTTTGAATTAAATATCGATCGTAATCGAGTCTTAAAAGGTTGTTTACATAAAATTGAATAGATGTTAATTCGGCAATATCACATTGAATTAAGAATCCCTTGGTAGGTCCATTTAAAATGTTAGTTTGAATTTGGAAAGAACGTCGTTCTGAAGAACTTTCAGGAACAGATACATATAAAGTGCCAATTTGCTGAATTAAACTGAAGTTATTATGTCTATTATTGTTAGTAATCCACGATCGTTCATGTTCATCATGCATATATACTTTTGTTAGTAAACTAAAACTGTTTGAATAGTTGCTAATTTCGTGAGCGTCTAGCAACAAAAATGAGACTGTAGAATATTGTAAGTCGATCATATTTATTTTGTTGAATAATGCCTCAAAAGGCAACCGAATATGTAATTTTCTATCGTGAATTTCGACTCGATTTAGTTCACATAACAACGAAAGAGGCAATTGAAGCACAGTTTGTTCAGAAATTTGCAAAACAAGTCGCATCTTGTGAAAAAGATGACATACATTATAAATAAACTCAGATTCTGAATCTTCCAGTTGCTGATTTTGACTAGGATACAAATTAATGACAAGTGTATGTGGAATATAACAGTCATAATCACGTGATAAAATTACTGTGTTATTATTATTGTTATTTCTATCATGAAAAAAATGCACTGCTTTCATTCCTACTGCATAATTTACTATATTTGTAAAAGATGAATCTTGAGGTGTTGAATTTGTAAATATTTGCGTGATCATCCCAAAATGTATATTATTTGAGGACATTTAGTAAATCTATAAATAATATAGTGTTTGTTAGGTTTAAGTGAATTTAATATATATTTAAACTAACAAATATTATTAATACAATACAATATAATACAATAAATATTATAAAAAAACAATTTAAATGTAACTATATATAATTATATAACCAGGAAAGATGTCACAAACCGATAGCTATTTAACTTTATGCATTGAAGAGAGAGATTCTTTAAATAATTATGAAACTATTATTAACCGACTATTTTTAGCATATGATGTAGAGCAAGAGTCGTATGTGGTATATGGAAAGAGCAATGCTATTGGCATTGATAATCAGCCATATTTTTTCCGATCAGACAAGTCATCGGACATGTATAAGTTTGTTAAGTTTGTCATTAGCAAGGAGTCGTATAGTAGTTATACATTGTATAATTACAATAATATGCCATTTGACTTGGAAGGAGTTGATTATGAATTTATGGAGGCAAATATGGATATAAGATATGAACTGGCTGCATATGATAATAAGAAGCTTAATAAGAGAGACTTTAGAAAGAATTTGCGGATGTTGAAGAATGTGTATAATTTTTATTAGAAACCCTTAAAAATAAATCTAGTAATAAATGTAATAAATAATATCATATTGTGATTTGTCATATTTAATTTGAGATGTATATGTAATCTTATTGAAATTACATATTTGTCGTAGGATAGTAATAAAAGAGTTATAATTTATTTTTCGTTCTAGATATTTGCGCTTGGAAATATGATAATATGGTTTGCATTGTTCTAAGAATTTGGGTATAGATTCATTAAACATGCCTTTTTTATATGCATTGTTGTTGATAACATAACACTTTTCGGTTTTAACTGAGATTTCTTCGATCAAAGCAAAAAGAAGATCATTAGGTATATTATTTTTAAAAATTTGAGAGCTCATTTTATATTTATTATAACTGTATATAATTATTCAATAACTTATTTTGTTCATTTGGATGTAAAATAGAATTAAAAATTTTGTTAGTAATATTGTAAATGATCTGCCAAATAAAGATATAATAAGTTTTTTCCTAAATAATATTATTTATAGTGGATTATGTAAACTGGTAAACATATTATTAGAAAACAATGCTAGCTCAATTTCGTCTTCATGTATGTTATGAAAAACAGTAATATATTTGCAAATAATAGGAATAACATTGTATTTTTGTTTTTCTGTCAACAAGTCCGTATTTTTTACAAAAAGGAAATAATTATCTAAAATATCCATGACTGAGTAGCCTTTATCATACAAATTATATAAAATACTTACGGCTTTTGTTAGTTGTTTGTCTTTAATAAGCTGAGTATATTCATTAAATATATGGAAACTAATATTTGTGCAAACGTTATTAGCCAGTTCAAAAGTAATAGGTTGATTTAACAGTTTGAATTTTTCCATATAATTAATCAATATTTTGGCTGTATTATTACAGACATTGAGTATAAATTGTTCTGCGTCACTATCGATGGTAATATTTTCAGCGATCTTTATTTTGTGCATAATAGTAGTTAAATTTTCACGATGTAAAGGCTTAATTTTTATGATAATAAGTCGCGATTGTAGCGACTCAATGACCTTCTGAGAATTACTGCAAGAAGATATGAAATGCACATTGTGACTATATTTGTCAATACAATTGCGAAACACTTGCTGACTTTGTTCATTGATGAGATCAATATCATCCAGAACAACTATTTTCTTTTTACCTTTAACAGAAGAACAAGTCTGACAGAATGTTTTAACATCATTGCGATAATAATTAATGCCTTGTTCTTTTAAACTATTAATATGCAATATATTGTCTTCGACTAATGAATTCATCTTGTAATATTCGCGAATAACTGCATTAAGGAAGGCAGTTTTGCCGCAACCAATGTCACCAATGAATAAAATATTCAGATTGTTAATGTTAATAAGCGTATTAAGAATATCAATCATTTCACTATCAGTTTCAAAATCAGAGAACCTAGTTGGTTGATATTTGTTTAAAAAAAGAGGATTATCCATAAATAAATATATACGTTGATAAGTATTTAAGTTTATCTCAAATAATATTAATATATGAATTCACAAAATGCGTCTTTTTATGATATATTGGATGTTCCAGAGACAGCAACTGCAGATGAGATCAAGAAAGCATATAGAAAGTTGTCGATGATACATCATCCAGATAAGAATGGAAACAGTCAAGAATCGACAGAGAAATTTCAGAAAATAAGCGAAGCTTATGAAGTTCTAGGAACTCCTGAGAAGAAAAAAGAGTATGATATGACACAGAATAATCCATTTTTTAAGATGATGAGTCAACAAGGTTTAAATCCAAATATGAATCCAGTAGATGAATTATTTTCAAGTATTTTTGGGATGCCGTTTATGAGTGGTGCAGGTCTAGGTCCAGATATACAATTTATGGGTCCAGGTATGGGTCCAAATATCAGAGTATTTCATAATGGTCGACCAGTTCAGAACCAAGGTTTTGGACCAAGTTTTGGATTCCAACATCAACAAAAGCCTCCACCAATAACAATGAACATAAATGTGCCAATAGACAAGATCTTGACAGGCACTACGATTCCGGTAGATATTGAAAGATGGATAATTGAAAATGGTCTAAAGATTTTTGAGAAGGAAACGATTTATGTCACTGTGCCGAAAGGAATTGATGAAGGTGAGATCATTTTATTAAAAGAGAAGGGTAATGTTATTAGCGATACAAACAAAGGAGATATTAAAGTTTTTATAAAAATAGTGAATGACACGGAATTTAAACGCAGTGGCTTAGATTTGATTTTAGAAAAGACAATTACAGTAAAAGAGGCATTATGTGGCTTCACATTTGAGCTAAAATATTTAACAGGAAAGACATATACCATCACGAACAATTCAGGCAATATTATAAGCCATGGTTACAAAAAATTAATTCCAAACATGGGTTTAAGTAGAGACGGACATACGGGTAATCTGCTTATCATTTTTGATGTGAAATTTCCAGAAAAATTGTCGGATGAAGTTCTAAGCGCGTTAAAGGCAGTTGATTTTTAACGAATTGCAAATTATTTATATCATTTATCATTTATCATTTATATCATTATCATTATGAAAATGATATAAATAAATGAATTCAATATATTTATCATACTATGACTTTTATTCGTTATTTAAAAGGAGCCAAGTTTGTTCCGCTGTGCACAAATTGTAAACATTTTTTAATAACTGGACCAATTACTACATCAGAAAATATATTAGCTACCGCTAGATGCACAAAAACAATTTACAAGTGTTCAGATACAGGTCAGCATAAATATGAATATGCGTATATTGTGAGATCAGAGGAGAAAATGTGTGGACCCAATGGTATTAATTTTTCACCATTGGTAAGAAGGGAAAATTAAATAATATAATATATATATGTCAACGTTTGATGAAATAACGGATGCTATATATGCAGTATTTGAGCCACTTGTTGGGCATGAAAATATATACATAGATTACGACGATAATGGAAAACCGATTTCTGTTGAAATATCTTCTAAAACTTTACCTAAGTGTAATTTTCTAGAGTTGCATTTTTCGGCAAGAAAAAACAATAATATATATGTTCAGGCACTTAAGAATTGTAAAGAAAAACGTATGGGAGAAAAATTATTAAATTTAGTAGATGATTTAGCAAGACGCATTGGAAGCGAAGAAATAGCATTAGATGACATGTCTAAACTAATAATAGAACCTAACAAATCTGTTTCGCTTATTACATTATACAATTTAACAACTGGACAAAGTTGGTATAATAAACTAGGATATATTTGTAAAGAAGATGATTTTAATCATGCAGAAGCATTCGAATTAAATAAAACTAAAATTACAACTACAAGTGTGAATGACTTTGTTTTGCGTGATGTTAAACCAAGAATAAACGAAACAATAGGAAACTTATTAGAAAAAATACAAAGACAATTTCCTGAGTTAGATCCTAACAAAACAATTCAGGATTATTTTATTATAGTGAAAAACATATTACAACAATATAGCGATGGAACAGTAGATCAAGATGTTAGTTTATTAATCAAACTACTTGAGTTAATTAATCATGCAGAAGTTATTTCAACCTATAATGAAAGAAGCTGTTTTTTGGTTAAGGAAATGAAAACGTCAACAGGAGTAGGAAAAATACGAAAAAAATATCAAAGTCGCAAGAAAAGAAAAGCTAAAGGCAAAGGTAAAGGTAAAGGTAAAAATTCACGGAAGAGACAAAAAATTAAAAAGAAATAATTAAAAGTTTTATATATATTGTTTAAAAAAGACTTAAAGACATTTTATATATTAATATGTGATAGAAATATCGCCTAGTGCTCCTTTAGCTTAGTGGTAGAGCATTCGCTTTGTAAGCGAAAGGTCTTGGGTTCAATCCCCAAAGGGAGCTATTATTTTTTATTTATTATGATAATAATAAATAAAATACTTATTTTAATTCAAAAACATTAAAGTCTATTCATATACTATAATGCCAAGTTTAGCCGGAACAGGAGGACGCACATCAGGAGTTAATTATGCAACCGCATCTATGTTTGACCGCATGTATTGGTCTCTGCAGAATGCACCCAATAAGTTAAGAGGGGCTCAAGTATTTGCAGCAGCATATCAAGCAAATACACAAGGGTCGGCTGGATCATTATCTAGATTGGTGAGAGGAACTACTTATAGATAAAGATACTAAATAAAATAAATTATTTATATTTTATATAGAATGAAAAGTGTAGTAAAGTGTAGATCAAAATCAAAATCAAGAAAAATTAAAGGAGGTTCTAGTTCATCAGGATCATCATTGTTAAAAGAATTAGAAAGTAAATATTCTAAAACGTCTTTACCTAGTTCAGCAAGTGTAGAAAATATGTTGGATGAGTTGAATCCAACATCAAAAGGTGAAAAAAATAGTGGATTAGCTGTAGCTGGGGTAGGAGTAGTGATAGGTGTAATCCTATTAGCAATATTTGGAAAAAAACTTATAAAATAATAAAGAATATGCGTTTTAAATATGTAAATGTAAATATAATTATAATTCATTAATGCCAAAAACTAGAAAAAATATTAAAACTAGAAAAGATAAAACTAGTAAGACAAGGGATTTAGAAGATTTAGTAGAAGAAGATTTAGATTTAGATATAGAATCTGAATCTGAAACTGGTTCAGAAGCAGACTCTGGTTCTGATTCCGATTCTGAGTCCGATTCTGAATCTGAACCTTCTATGTCAAAAGAATTAAATAAGATGATAAATGAAACAATGGATAGTGATCTCACGATGCCTGCAATTGGGATAGGTCTACTTGCAATAATAGGATTTGCTTTGTATAAAGGCGCAAATGTATAAACTGCAACAAAAATAAAAAATAAAAAATAAAAAATATTGTGATACAATATAAATGGGAACAGGATCAGGACCAGGACGATTAAATTCACGAATTTTCACAAATTCTTTTGCAGGAAAGAATAATGCAGCCTATGCGCCATTTTACTTTTTACAAGAAGGCAATTCATTTTATGGTCTAACTAAGTCACAATACTCACACCAGACGTATTACCAGTTGGCCAATAATGGTGCGGGAGCTGGCGCACGTGGCGATCGATGGATAAGAGCACAAGGATATCAGCCAATAACATTTATACCACCTACTTTAAGACGATAAGAGAAGCTTTAGATTAAGAACAATGTCGCCTTCAACTCAGAAAGTCTAGACAGATCATCATTCTTTAAATGATAATCTATTTCATAATGCATTGCCATAAGATTGTTATGCCTTGGTTCGTATTTTTCTAAATTTAGATGCCCTTTGATTAATTCATTGATGTCAAATATGTATGTGACTAGCACAGAAGTGAGAGCATCTTCCAGCTCCAACAATATTGAATTTTTATGAATATTTATGATGCTTTGTAACAATTTAATCAATGGTCGAGCGTAGACTTTTGTTAAAGGATCGATTGACATGGGATACATCTGCATAATCATCTTCAACAAAACTAGTTTTGTAGCAGATAGCTCTTTTATTTTTTTAGCTATATCTGGAATAATACTTACAGATTCGGACTCGGGCTCGGATTCAAAATTACTTAAGATTTGGTTGCTCATTATTGATTTGTTAGTAATAATAATTATCAAATATTTGATAAATATTATTTCAATTTTATTTATTTTATACATTAAATTTTACAGTTATTTTTAATACTGATCCGTCTGGGGATGTTCCTGCTGGTATATTATATGCTGTAGGTTGGGCTAAAGTAGTTATGACTTGAGCCTCTATACCGTTAAAATAAACAATTGTTGTTATTTGTAAAGGCAAATAATTTATAATAAATTGTCCTTCTCCAGTAAATTCAATAACAGTATTGTAACCAGGTTCAGATGGTAAATATGTATATTCGCCTGTAACTTCATATCTAGGAATTTTGGGGCACGGCGTAAACCCATTTGGATTATGAGTGTAATTACTGTATTGTCCTAAAGTTGGCTGACATGGGAAACAATTCTTTGTATCAGTTCCGTTTCCACTTCTACAAACAGTAGCGTGCCTATTTTTAGCTCGACGATTGGACATGCTAGACGCTCCTATACCTCCAGATCCAGGAGTATATTTATTGTATAAATAAACAGGACTATTGCAGGTAATATTACCGCCGGGTGTCATTTTTGTGCTGCGCCTGCCACCAACGCCTACATTTTTCTTGTATAAAAATCCGGGGAAAGTGGATCCACCGAACCAAAATTGACCATTTGAAGGACCAGAACCAAATGCGATAGACATTGTTATAATATATCCACCTTTTAAAAAAATCCACCTTTTAAAAAAAGGTTTTGCGAAGCTAAAGGCAAAATATTTTCCTAAATTTGAAAATATTTTGTAAATAAATATGATTTATTTTTGGCTCCACCTTTGCTTTGGATAGGGTGAAGCCCTATCGGAAGAAAAAGGTGGATTAAGAGATCTTTCTAGTAGGAATGTCACTCGACACCAAATAGATAGAATTCTCAGTAATGATAATGTATTCAGTTCCAGACTTGTAGAACTTCGCAATAGGACTCGTATACTCTTCAGCACTTTTAACTAACAACTTCTCACCTGACTCACGCACACCAACAAGAGCCTTCTTGTCGACAGATGCAGTCCAATAATCTAACATAATAGGCTTGTCTTCGACAATAGCCAACTTACTGGCATGTTGAAGACTGGTATCAGAAGGCAGACGATAAGTGGAGTTGTTTGCAGTCACTGAATGACTGTCGGTAGCAGTGGAAGGAGGAGTGGGGGGAGTCGTAGACACCAAAGCTGTAGCCTTTTTTTGATCAGAAGTAGACATTATATTTAAAATTAATTTAAAAGTCTTTAAATACTTATTTAATTAAAGTATTTATTAA